CGTACATCATGCCCAGATTTATGGTCTTGGCTTGCTTACGCGGTATGTTTGCCATCTCGGCCACCATCGTATGGAAGTCCGTGTCTGGGTTTTCGTTGTATTCTTTGACGAACTCGTCGGTTCCTTCCAAGGTCGAGCCCCTGTAGATGCTGTATGTTTTTGCAAAATGCACCAAGATCCGTGGTTCCTGTTGCGAGAAGTCAATGGCCGCCCACTGGTCGCCCTCTTCTGGTAGGAACAGACTGCGTATCATTGGTCCCAGTTCTGGATCGCGGGCAGGGATTTGTTGTAGGTTAGGGTTTGACATTGATATGCGCCCCGAAACTGTACCGCCATCGTCGGATCTTATCTGGTTTATATGCGAATGTATGCGTCCATCTGCACGACAGTGCTTTTGTATGGTGTTTATAAACGTGCCAGACGTTTTGTTTAGGTTTCGAGCTTCAACCACGAGCTTGGCTAGTGGGTGTTCATGCTCTGCCAGAAACAGTTTTGTAAACGACGGTGCGCCTTTTTCTGTCTTTGGGTAAGTTATGTCGAGTTTATCAAAGGCTTTTGATAAGGATTGTGCGGCCC